ATCAATGTGTTGGACGATGAAACCAAAGATCACTTGACCAACTCGATCTCCAACAGCAGTATCCGACTTAAAGACAGTATTATAACAACCATGATGAAACCGTGTACTGAATCTCAAAGACAACAACTTTCCAGTTACCTGAGCCAATATGCTCAGCGAAGGAATCTCGCGCTTGACATCTTTCCGCCAAGTATGTTACAATGGTTAAATCTAAAATGAAGGTATTATATGTGGTACAGTAAAGTTGTATCCAATCTTGGTGCTATCCCAGATTTTATAGCACACTACGAAACTGAGCTGGAATCAGCCAAGGCTGAATGCCGCATTGGCGGCCTCGTAGAAAAAAACATCACTGCCTTGCCCGGAATCACCGAACACAGATTCAATCAGCTACAAGAAATTGAAGCGGTGCTAAACTATCTCAACATACAACTACGTAAGATCCGGCGCCGACATTTTCAAAAATATCTAGAAGGTTATGCTAGAGCCTTGACCAGTAGAGATGCTGAAAAGTATGTGGACGGCGAAGATGAAGTGATCGACTTTGAAACCATAATCAACGAAGTGGCCTTGCTACGTAACCGTTGGTTAGGCATCATGAAAGGCCTAGATACCAAACAGTGGCAGATGGGTCACGTGGTGCGCCTACGTACTGCTGGTATGGAAGACATAACAGTTTAACGCTTATGAACATAGGAATTGTTGGATACGGATGGGTAGGCAAGGCCACTCATGCCCTGTTTCCAAATGCACACATACACGATGTTTACATAGAGGAATTTAAAAATCCTTTGCCTCCGTGTGACATTGTGTTTTTGGCAGTGCCCACACCGTGGAACGGACAGACTCTGGATGGCACCGAAGTCGAACATGCCATAGCAAATTGCAACGCAGATTTGATTGTTATTCGGTCAGCCACACAGCCAGGATTTGCTGATGCCATGGCCAAAAAATATCACAAGCGCATAGTGGTTCAACCAGAATATCTGGGAGAAACTCCGTCGCACCCTGCGCTGAACATGCGACATCGCGACTTTATAATACTGGGCGGCAGTGCCCAAGACCGACGCCGGGTCATCGAATGTTATACCACAGTGTACAATGCCAATGTTTCTATTAGACAGGTGACCAACGTGGAAGCCGAAATAATCAAACTGTCTGAAAATCGTGCTATTTTTTACAAGGTCATGCAGTGTCAAGAATTGTACGATGCCTGCGAAGCAGCCGGAGTAGACTATTACACCATACGAGATGCTGTGTACGGTGATGATCCCCGAATGAATCTGTGGTGGACTTTTGTATATCCTACAAATCGTGGCGCCAATAGCAAATGCCTGCCCAAGGATGTGTATGCCTGGTTGGCCTGGGCCGAATCCACTGGCATTGATCCAGAGGCCACTAGATCTTTGTTGAGCTACAATCAACAACTGATTGCTAGTGGACATTAACTACCCAGATAAATATCAGCATGAAAAGAATTGTGTTGGCAACTGGTGGATTTGATCCTGCTCACAGCGGGCATGTAGCTTACCTAGAAGCAGCTAAAAAACTAGGCGATATTTTAATAGTGGGTCTGAATTCCGATGAATGGTTGACCCGCAAAAAAGGACGTGCCTTCATGCCGTTCAGTGAACGAGAAACAGTATTGCGATCCATGCGCTGTGTCGATGAAGTAATCAAATTTGACGACAGTGACAACAGTGCAAAAATGGCCATACATCACGTTCGCCGATTGTATCCACACGATCACATTATATTTGCCAATGGTGGTGATCGTACCAAACAAAATATTCCAGAAATGGATGTGTTGGATCTCAACTTGCGTTTTGATTTTGGTGTAGGTGGCGACAACAAAGCCAATTCCAGTTCGTGGATCCTGGATGAGTGGAAGGCTCCTAGGACTGACCGCGACTGGGGCTATTACCGAGTTTTACATTCGGTTGATACCACTCTCAAGGTCAAAGAACTCACTGTCGAGCCAGGTAAGTGGCTCAGCATGCAACGGCATACCCAACGCAGTGAATTTTGGTTTGTGGCCGCCGGCACTGCCACAGTTTATACTTTGAATGTCAAAAGTGATTTTGAACTTATGGCAGTAGTTAACCAACACGGTTATGTCTGGGTAGACAATCGTCAATGGCATCAATTGCGTAACGAGCACGAAGTTCCTCTCAAAGTGGTGGAAATACAGTTTGGAACTGAGTGTGAAGAATTAGATATTGAGAGGCAATCGTGACACCAATACCAGTATTTGTTGGATATGACCCTAGAGAAGCCATAGCGTTTCATACCTGTGTAAACAGTATTATCCGTCATGCCAGTCAACCAGTGGCCATTGTGCCGGTGGCTTTGAACCTGTTTAAAGATTATAAAGAAACACACACTGACGGATCAAACCATTTTATCTATACTAGATTTTTAGTACCGCATTTAATGAGTTACACCGGCTGGGCCATATTCATTGATGGCGACATGATTGTTCGTGACGACATAGTTAAACTATGGAATTATCGAAATCATGAGCATGCTGATGTATTTGTGGTCAAGCACGATTACAAGACTCGAATGACAGAAAAGTATCTAGGAAGCAAAAACGAAGACTATCCAAGAAAAAATTGGTCAAGTGTGATACTATGGAACTGTAGTTCGTGGCCCAATAGAAAACTCACGCCTGAGTTTGTTCAACATGCCACTGGTGCTGAACTGCATAGGTTTACCTGGTTAGATGATGATCGCATTGGTGAACTGCCGCCCGAATGGAATTGGTTGCCAGACGAATATGGCGCCAACCCAGATGCCAAACTGTTGCATTATACCCTAGGTACACCTTGCTTCCACGAATTTGCGGATACTCCACAAGCTGACGAATGGCACAAAGAACGTATGTTCACTGAATACTGCTTACAAAGAGGCATGCTGTGATTCTACCAGTCGCCTTAGTGGATCGTTGGCCTGCTGATGAATATAAACAACAACACTCTACCATTGAATCGTCACTTAAACACAGTGTTGCAGATTTATTAAAACTTCGTAACGAGGTTGCAATTCTAAAACAGATTGAGCAACAATGGGGGCTAAGTCCAATCCCAGAAGAACTGTTAACTAAAGACATCAGAAACCATGTCAAACGATCCGGGGGCGACCAACTTGGACAAGAATTTATTCAGTACATTATAAATCAAGATGCTGAGTTTGATCGTTGTTTGAAATTTTCAGATTATCCTGCCATGATCATGGCTGCATATCCAGACAGCAGATTTGTCGCTAAGAATAGGTTCTGGGACGAAGCCGAAGATATCATTAAAGATCCGGTATTGATCCGCGGCATCAGTTCTGGCAAAATAGGTAAATTTGTTCAAGAGCGTGGTCAAGATTACTATTTTATTGAAACAGGATATCTCGGCAACTATCGTTGCGAGAACAATCGCACAGGCAGAAAAGTCTATCATCGCATTGTAAAAAATGCCATGCAACACTCCACAATCATGGATGTTCCAGATGATCGATGGAAAGCATTGGTTGATTTTAATCCAAACTTAGAATACAAAGGATGGCGTCGTCCCGGATCAAAGATTCTGGTTGTGTTGCCCACAGAAAAACCATTTCAATATTATGGGCATGATCGGAAAAAATGGATTCAAAAAGTTGAACGCACGATTAAAAAATACAGCGATAGAGAAATTGTTTGGCGTGAAAAAGCCAGCCGCGGCGAACGAACCAACGACACTATCTATGATGCCTTGGATGATGATATTTACGCACTGGTTACCTACAACAGTATTGCCACTGTGGAAGCAGTACAGTACGGAATCCCAGCTTTTGGTCTGGCGCCTACTGCGGCCGGTCCGGTATGTAGCAATGATCTTACAAAGATTGAAAATCCAGTTATGCCCGATGAAGACGTGGTTTACAAATGGTTATGCTCTATTGCCTACAGTCAATTTAGTTTGGATGAAATTTTAACAGGCCAGGCCTGGAAGATGGTATTAGAAAATGCACAACGGCCGACCTTTAATTATTAAAAGCTACCTTAGCAGCTTGCCCAAGCACATTAACGGCACTGAAAAAATCAATGCCCTGACATATTTTGCCGAAGGCGCTGCTCGTTGTGGTGATTTTGCTACAACTACTCAGTCACAAACTTATGAAACTTGTGATGTTGGTGCCATTATTGGCAATGCGTTTGATGCAAATCCCAGCAAGGTCAGACTGGCGCACTATCAGGTTCGTAAAATGGTAATGGACACACAACAATTGCACAACAAGTATTGGTTGAGCATTGACAGCAATGTGTTTATCTACAAGGATGCAACCAATCCGCACAAGTATCTACGTTACAGTTTTAATGGTGTATTTCCAGCAACCGGCATATACTGCAATGAAACACCCAGCGATGAAAACTGGAACAACATGCGGCGTGATTACAACATGGATCTAAAACCTTGGCGCACAACAGGCAATCATATTTTGGTTTGTCTACAAAGACCATTGGGGTGGAGCATGCGTGGTACAGATTTAATGAAGTGGCTCAAAAAAACGCTAGGCCAAATCAGGGCACACAGTGATCGTCCAATATTAATAAGATGGCATCCGGGTGACTGGAAAGCGTTTCCCAATTATAAATCCACCCTTGACAGGTTTGGTGTTACTGTAAGTCCACAAGGGCGCCATATCACCGAAGACCTAGTCAACTGTTGGGCCGTGGTATGTCATAATAGTACTCCCAGTGCAGTGGCACCCATAGAAGGTATTCCAGCATTTATCACAGATGATCCTGCATACAGCCAAGGCGGTGATGTTGCCAATACTGATCTGAGTCTGATAGAAACGCCTTGCATGCCCGATCGCGAGCAGTGGATTAGAAAACTAGCCCAGTGTCATTGGAGCTTTGAAGATCTTAGATCAGGTCGTTGCTGGGCCCACATGCGCAACTGGGTCAAAAGTCCGTAGTTCATTCAACTGTGTGCGGTAGTCCGGAATAGCAAAATCAAATTCCTGTCTGGTATCAACTAATATCTTGTTTACATCCTTGGGACCGCTTGTTCTAATCACAGTCTTGCCAAGATCATAAACTTCGTTGATCAAGCACAGTAGTTCATATTTGTTGATGTTTACTGCATTATTGACCACATGATATATGCCAGAGATACAAGGATCCTGCACATAGCGGTCAATACATTTGGCCAATTGTAATGTAGTGATACCATTCCACCAAGCGTTGTCCCATCCAGGCAATTCACTTGCTGGATTTGTTCTGACCCAGTCAAGCAGGCCAGTTCCGTTCTTAAGTTCTGGCCCAATGATACTCATGCGAAAGGTGATGTCTTTGCTGTTGTTGACTTCGCCTAGACTTTTACTACGCCCATACGCATTCATTTCTGTATGTGCATCGGTTTCTGTATAGTTGCCCTGGGAACCGTCGAAGACACAATCGGTACTCAAATGAATCAACCGAGTTTGGGTATCTTTTAATCTATATTCAATGTAGTGTGGGAACCACGAATTGATTACACTGGCACGATCGGGTCGCTGTATGCACGGTTGCACCAACAGTCCAATACAGTTTACAACAAAGTCAGTGTCAAGTTGATCAAAAAACGCCATAACCGAGATTGGATTTTCAACATCCAGTCTGGTTCGATCCACTGCATCAACTTCATGCCCTTGCTGACCAAGATAACTGACCACAACATGTCCGGCCATGCCGTTGGCACCCAGCACTGTTATTCGCATAAGAATCCACCTTTGATCAACATGTGTTTGATTTGATCACAGTTCATTAACACTGTGCGTGAACTAAATTCAGGATAAGCAAATGCTGGCAACTGTTTGTATTTGTCCTCAAGCTCTGTAGAGCATTTGGTAGGCAGTATCACATAGTAGTTTTCATCAAAGCAACGACTTAGTACGGCTTCGTGTTTGCTGATCAGCATTTCGTCTAGTTTTTCACCCGGTTTGCTACCAATCTCTTTGATGTCTACACGGCCATACTTGTCCATAAGCACCTGGGCCACATCACGAATGTAACAAGCTGGCATGTTCATAACAAATGTTTCACCACCAATGCTGGTTTCTGCAGCCTTGAACAATAGCATGATAGCTTCTTCCAAGGTCAAAAAGAAACGAGTCATTTCTAAATCAGTGATAGTGATAGGTCCGCCGGCTTGGATCTGCTCAATGAAATATGGAATCACGCTGCCGTTGGAGCCCATGACATTGCCACCACGAATACAAACAAATTTTGTATGCTCACTTAGATCGTTTGCTTGAATAATTAACTTTTCGCCCACACTTTTGGTCATGCCATACAAGTTCAGCGGTTCAACTGCCTTGTCAGTACTGACATCAATTACCTTGCCAACATGATTCTCTATTGCGGCATTGACAATGTTGGTAGTGCCTGTGATATTTGTCTTGATGGCTTCTTGCGGATGATCCTCGCAGATGGGCACATGTTTGAGTGCAGCCAAGTGGAATATGACATCAACACCTTTGGTTGCAAAACGTACACTTTCGTAATCACGCACATCGCCAATAACAAATTTTAGTCTT